TTGCCGTCGCCGCCGGTCGGCAATACCAGCTTGAGCAGATCGGGAATCGTGTCGGGTGCCACGAGCCACACCGCGTTCTCGTAGCTGCCGGGCAGTAGTCGGGTGAACACGTTCACCACGTCGGCGAAGGCGATGCCCGTGGCACCATCTCGTGAGGTCGTGATCAGCCCGGCATTGCTGGAGTTGAGCACTCCGAGCGGCTCTCCGACACCGGAGCCGTTGATGAACGCATCGTCCTCGTAAAAGGCGAGTGCGCGTGGCATGTTCGTGGAGAGGAACCCGCCGAACGCCGGAGCGTCCGCGATCAGCTCATCAGGTGCCTCGGAGTAGACGGTGAGCTTTTTCGCCTCCAACCGCACCCTGCCGAACTTCGCGTTGCTGGCGGTCGCCGCAGCGCCCTCCTCTGTCCAGAACGCGATCATTCCGCCGAACACACTGGACACGCGGGAGGTCTCGTCGACGGTGGGGATCGGGACCGCCAGGCTTGACATGGGAATGACCTGGGCCCGGCCCCGCACGATCGAGCCCTCGATCGCAAGCTGCAGGATCTCCGAGCGCAGAATCTCCGGCATGAGGAACCCGCCGTCGGCGGGCACGACCGATCCGAACGCGTTCTGGATCCGCTTCCACTCCGAGACCTTGGCGCGCTGCTCTTCCCAGTCCGAGAGCTGGTTCGCGTTATGCCAGATCGAGCGCATGAAGTCGCCGAGATCTTCGGGCGCGGACTCGGATTCGTCGATGGACGCGCCGGCCGCCTTCGCGTTGTACACCTGCAGTTTCGACGCACGGTTGGCGATCTTGTTCTTTTCGCCGTTCTCGAGGTTGAGCCGCTTCAACGCCCCGCCGGAATCTTTGACCCACTCCTGGATGCTCGCCTGCACCTGCTCGCGGATCACGGTTTCCTGTTTCACCTGATCGTCGCGGTATGCCTTGGCCTTGGCGCTGGCGTAGTCCTTGATGTACGTACCGAATTTGTTCTCGGCCATCAGCTTTTTGATGTTGTCCTGGTCTCCCAAGACCGTCTCGAAGTCGGCCACGCTGGAGTTAGCGGTGAGATCCTCCGGCTTCACCTTGGTATCAGTCATCAGACAAGGGCCTCCTTCAGGCTCTTCGTGATTTCGCCGAAGTCGATGTCGTCGTCGGCGGCTGGTTTGGCCGGTGGTTGCTCAATGGCCGGGGCGGGCGCCTTGTCGCGGCCCGCGTAGGAGAAGACGGTAAGATCGAAACTGTTCTCGGTGTTCGTGGCGTCGCGGCCTGCCACCTCGTCGGCCAGCCCGGCCTCGACGGCCTCGTCGGCGTCGTACCAGCTCTCGGCGCGCATCGCCTCACGCCACACATCGACGCTGCCTCCGGCACGGTCGGCGTAGATGGCGGCGATAATCCCGGACTGCTTGTCGAGCAGGTCGGCCATCGCGCTCATGTCGGCGGCGTTGCCGATCGCGAGCCCCCAGGCGTCGTGGATCATCATTTGGGAGCCGCGGTTCATGGTCACCAGGTCGCCGGCCTGTGCGATGAACGAGCCTGCCGATAGTGCGACGGAATCGACGACGACGTTGACGGTGGCGGCATGGTCGCGCAGCGCGTTGTAGATGGCGACACCGTCCCAGGCGTCGCCGCCTGGGGTGTTCAGGTGCAGCTCGATGGTGCCCGCGGTGATGCCGCGCAGGTCGTCGACGAAGTCGGCGGCGGTGATGCCGAAGAATCCGATCTCGTCGTAAATGAACACCTCGGCGGTATCGGCCGCGGCCCGGTTCTCGATCTTGTACCAGTCGTTTCGGCCCTGCCGTAGCTTCGCGATCGGTCGCGCTGTCTTGAAGTGCGGCTTGCTGTTGCGGATACCCCACCGGCTCGTGGCGCCGCGACGGCCGGCACGGCGCCGCTTTTCGCTGAGCGCCGGGTCGACGTCGGGAAGTTGGTGGCCCACGGGTGCACAGTAACAGGAAATCTTGCGGCCTAGCTGGCCTGATACGGGAGAATCTACGGCACACTTGACTTCGGAATGGCAAATTTGCGGGATGGGTGGCAAAAGGCGATGGCAACACTGCGGCCGACAGACAGGCTCGTTGTGCCTGCACTCGCCGAAACACTTGCCGCGCTCAACCTTGGTGAAGTCGACAAGGCCGCCGTGCGCCTGGCGCAGCGATACGCCCGCGAGCTCGACGACGCCGCTCTCATTTCGGCGAAGCTGACGAAGGCGTTACGGGAACTAGCGGCGGTCGACGTCGACCTGCACGACCGGTTCCTCACGCTCGCGGTGCGCATCGAGGAATCCGCTGTGGCCGCAAGTATCGGCCCGAAACTGCTGGCCGTGCTGGAATCGCTCGGTGCCACCCCGGCCGCCCGGTCGCGCCTGGAGAAGGGGGGTGTCCCCGATGCCGGCACCAGTCGACTCGCCGCGCTCCGAGAAGCCCGAGGAGGTTAAAGGGCGCACCGAGCCACGGCTGTGGACGCCGCCGCTGCGGCCTTTGACCCGTGAAACGTCAAAGGGGTTCGAGTGCAACGAGTTCGCCGCCATGATCGGCGAGCCCAACCTTGCCTGGCAGGACTGGCTCAACATCCACGCCCTCGAACTCCTCGAGGACGGCACACCCCGATTCCGCGTCGTCATCGTGCTAGTGGCCCGCCAGAACGGAAAGTCCACGTCGAAGCGGAAAGTTTCACTGTGGCGGATGTTCATGGACGGCGCCCGGGTCGTGCTCGGCACCGCGCAAGACGTCGCGCTCGCGCGAGAGCAGATGAACCTGTGCAAGGCCGCGATCATGGCTTCGCCGGATCTCGCGGCCGAGTGGGGCGGGCAACGCAACGTCAACGGCGACGAAATGTTCTGGCTGCTGCCCGACGGGATGCCGGCGAACACCCCCAGGGAGGCGCTGCCGCGTTACGTCGTGCGCGCCACCAACCGCAAGGCCGGCCGCGGCCTGGCCATCGACGAACTCAACATCGACGAGCTGCGCGAGCAACGCGACTGGAAAGCATGGGCGGCGGTCTCCAAGACCGTGATGGCCCGCCCCAACTCCCAGATATGGGTGATGTCCAACGCCGGTGACGACGAGAGCGTGGTGCTCAACCAGTTGTGCAGCGCCGCCGGCATGGCGATCGGCAGCGACGGCATCTCGGTGCTCGGCCCGGCGCGTGACCAATCGATCGGCCTGTTCGCGTGGGTCGCACCCGAGGGCTGCGACCTCGACGACTGGGACGCCATCGCGCAGGCCAACCCGGCGCTCAACAGCGGCGGCCCCACCACCGCGGCGATTCGTACCGCGCTCGGCACCGACCCGCCGGAGATCTACCGCACGGAGGTGTTGTGCCAGAAAGTTGATGCACTCGACTCCGCCGTCGATCTGTCTGCGTGGGCGGCATGCGCCGACCCGCAAGGCTCGCTGGACGGGCTACGCGACCGTGTCGCCGCATGCTTCGACATCTCCGCGGACGGCCAGCACGCCACACTCGCGGCGGCCGCACGCACCGCCGACGGCCGCGTACGGGTCGAGATCGTCGAGGCGTGGAACGGCAGCGACACCGCACGCGCCGAACTCGAAGACTTCCTCGACCGGGTCAAACCACAGGTGATCGCCTGGTATCCCGGCGGCCCCGGCGCCGCGTTCGCGTCAATCCTGCGCCCGGCAGACCTGGAAGTGGACGCCAAACTCCCCACCGGGTGGAAGGTCTCCAGGACGCACGGCCGCCGCGCATACATCGAACTCGGCGGCGGCCGGGTCACCGAAGCGTGCCAGGAACTTGCAGACCTCGCGGTCGCGCGGCAAGTGCTCCACCCGGCCGACCCGCTGCTCGACGCCCACATCACCGGCTCCAAGAAACACGACTCCGGCGACGGCTGGCGATTCGTGCGCCGCGGTGCCGGCCACTGCGACGCCGCCTACGCCGCCGCGGGCGCGGTCAAGGCCGCGCTGTCAATGCCCGAACCCGCTACCCCACAGATCAGGATGGTCGGCTAATGCTGAAGAAACTGCCCCTCACCGAACTTATGAGCGTCGCCGGGCTCGCGTTCCTGGCCGCCGCCGCGTGGACTGTGGCCATGCCGGTCGGGCTGGCCGCGACGGGTGCCGCGCTACTTCTCCTCGAATGGAGGTTCGACCAGTGAGCAGCCTCATCGGAAAGCTTTTGAACCGCTCACCCATCGCCCACGTCGCCCGCACGATGACGTCGCCGTTCACCGGCCGCAACAACGCCGAAACACAGATGCGTGCCTACGGCTCGGTCTCGACCCTGTTCTCGGTAGTGTCGCGGATCACTGACGCGGTCGGCCAGGTCATCTGGCGGCTGTACCGGGAGAACATCGACCGGCGACGCACCACCGCAACAAGCGGAGAAGAGGAACAGCGCGTCGAGGTGACCCGGCACGCAGCGCTCAACCTGCTCAACTCCCCGAACCCGTTCATGGACGGCCCGGAGCTGTTCGAGGTTGGCCAACAGCACCTCGACCTGACCGGCGAGGCGTGGATCGTCGTCGTCCGCGCCGAAGGCATCGACATTCCCATCGAGATGTGGCCGGTGCGCCCCGATCGCATGTCGCCGGTGCCGCACCCCACCAACTTTCTGAGCGGATACGTCTACCACGGACCCAACGGCGAGCAGGTCCCTCTAGGGCTCGATGAGGTGATCTTCCTCAAGTACCCCAACCCGCTCGACCTCTATCGTGGGCTCGGTCCCGTCCAATCCGCCATGATCGACCTCGATTCCGCCCGCTACTCGGCGGAATGGAACCGCAATTTCTTTATCAACGGGGCCGAGCCCGGTGGGCACCTGGAGAGCGAGCACAACCTCGACGACGACAAGTTCAAAGAACTCACCACACGGTGGCGTGAGCAGCACCAGGGTGTGTGGAACGCGCACCGCGTCGCCGTCCTCGAGGGTGGCGTGAAGTGGAAAGATCGCCAATTCACGATGAAAGACATGCAGTTCGCCGAGCTGCGGGGCGTTTCACGCGAAATTCTGCGCGAGGCGTTCGGCATGCACCCACACATGCTCGGCCTCACCGAGGACGTGAACAAGGCCAATGCACAGGAAGCTGAACGGCACTTCGCCCGCTGGCTCGCCTCGGTTCGCGTCAACCGCTGGAAGCGCGCGCTCAATCGCAAACTCCTGCCCATGTTCGGCACCACCGGCCAAGGCGTGATCTTCGACCACGATCGCATCGTTCCCGAGGACCGCGAAGCCGACGACCGCGAACGCGAATCGAAGGCCAACGCCGCGAAAGCGCTCATCGAGGCCCACTACGACCCCGACGACGTCGCTCGCGTGGTCGGGCTGCCCAAGATGGGCACAGTCGCACCACCCGAACCCGTCGCGCCACCCGAACCCACAGAACCGAGGTAAGCCCCAAACACTTTACGCAAAGTTGACGATGCGGGTAGCATAACCCCCATGATCAAGGGAACAGATCGGCTCCGCTGGCTCCCGGGCGTAACCCTGGCCGCCGGCCTCCTCATCAGCGCATGCACCGGCGACAACGACCGGCCACCGGCAGGTGACACCGACTGCGAACCCGGCCCAAACGAAAGCTGGGGCTGCACCACCGCCCACGGCTTCGTTGACATGTTCCAGCTCGACGACGGGGAAAGCTTCCTACCCGACGACGAGACCACCGTTATGCTGATCGGCCCGAATGAGTGGCGCGCCGTCGCCGAAAACATCGACGCTGCGATAGCGCTGATCGACAGCGTCGATGACGTCGAGTGGCTGATCTGCGACCAGTCCTACTGCTGAAGCGCCCGATACGGGTTGTGCGTGTGGAGATCGAACGCGTCGACTCCGAGAGGGGCGTTCGGGGCATCGAGGGTGACGTCGTGCATCGGGCCGCCCTGCTTGAAGCCCTCATCCCACGCCTGAGCTAGCGGCGCCAGCTTCCAGCCGCGCTCGAGGCCGTTGATCCACGACCACATGACGTCAAAGGTCATCGTGCCGCCACTGCTGCCCCCAACGTTGTAACCATAGAGTCCATGGATCGCCGCCCAGTGCCCTCCAACGAGCCGCTTAGTGCTGCCCGTGACGATCGACACCTCGACTCCGGTGTCGGCCTTCAGCACCCCCGCATGCCAGCGCAGCTTGTCCAGATCAGACCATGCAGGGTCGAGCGGTGGCTCGATGTGACTGCCGCCGTTGTCGTGCACGACGCGCTTGACGTCCATCGGCCCATGACGGCGATAGGTATCGGCCTCGCACAACGGGCACGCACGTGCGGTCACGGCTGCACCCAGTCGGTCAGGACATGACAGCGCGTTCTGGCCTGCCAGAACCAACGACGCCGATCGGCGAGCATGTCGTACGGCCGGATGGCATACCCGATCCGAGTGACCAGCCAAGCCAGGTAAGCCGTCATGTCCTGCCCGGCTCTAGGAACCCGATCAGCCGATCCACGCGGTCCCGCTCGTGCGCCAGGTCGGCGCGGACTGTGACCACGTCGGGTGCGCCCCCGAAGTACCGCGCCAGCGCTTCGTACAGAGCCCGCGCCAGGTCTCCGTCGATACGCAATTCGGTGCCGGGTTCGTGCATCACGTCCGGCCGATGATCGACCATCTCGATGTCACCGAACCGCAACACGTACCCGATTCCGTCGCCGTTGGTCACCCCCAGCAGAATCTTCACGTGATCCGTGGGGAAGTCCGGTTCGACCTGCGCTCGCGCGGTCATGGCGTGACCAGACCGCAAGATTTACGGCGACCTGACAACCAACGGTGGTGAAACTTTTGCGGCGGGAAGGTCCTCATGCCGCAAATCCTACGGCCTGAGCGCTCGGGGAGGGAAAAACAGTAGGAAGCGGCCTGTCCGGGTGATCATCTTCGAGGTAATCTGACACACGTTTGCGCAGGTCAGCGGCCTGTGTGATCGTCGGTGGCGGTTGGTGTGGTGGTGATCACAGATGGTTGGTTGTGGGTCGGCCGTAAATTTTGCGGTGTGGTGGCGTATGTAGATCTTGCGGTATGGGTGCCATCTTGCCGTAGATCTTGCGGTGTTGTGGT